ATCAATTCAGCTACGCCTGGATGACCTGTTGAGTTAAATCTAACCTTTTGAATATGTACCTGCGTCAACTGTGGATTGTTCATTACGTCACGCCAAATAGCGATACAATTATCTGCTTTGTTAAACCAATGTGCAGAGCCTGATATATCGTAAGGTCTAGGCACAGGATAATTTCCATCTGTACCTTTGTTAAGCTTCATAGGATGCGCCACCAAAAATAAATGCGTTTTAAATTCTCTAGCTGCCCTACGCAATTCAGTTAGCACACGAGAGATATATTCAGTTTCACTCAATCCTGCTGGTCTATAATGGTCCATCTCATTCCAAGGATCAATCACCAGCGCACGAGGTTGCACAGTAGATTGCTCTAACCATGGTAAAGCCTCATTGATAATATGCATAGGCGTAAACTCTGTTTCTTTTGGCTTAATGAAAGCAAAGTGTTGATTCATCTTTTCAATGCCTTCTAGCATTTGATTCTGCGACATCTTTCGGTCCCCAAAGAAAGGCTTATGCACAATCTTTTCTAAAATCTTTTTTGCATGCATTTCTAACGGGTGGTTTTCTGGTGAGAACATACAAATACGATAATTATGAGTGAGAGCAAGATTGACACAAAGCGCATCAAGCCACTCACTTTTCCCGTGGGACGGCATGCCCGTAATAACAGTAAACTCGCCAAACTTAACAGAAAATAAGTCATCTAAATTCCTCCATCCAGTAGTGTGGCCTTTAGCTATGCCACTTTCGTAAAGCTGATTGATTTCTAATATAAGTGATTTTGGGTTGACAATCATATAACCACCTGCAGCTTGCTGCTAGGTACTTTGGCCCAATTGTCTTTAATTGCTCTCATGAATGCTGCATCCCAATCTGCGTATTGATAGTTTCTAGATTGCGCCACTAAAACAAAATTGTCAAAATGTTTTTTTAACTCACGATGACCTTCACGATTAGCCCAGTCTATTACACGATCAGTTATAGAAAAATCAGAAGGAATTGGGGTCTTATTTACTCTCTTCTTTTCTATTCTCTTCTCTTCTTTCATGACGACGTCATGACGGTGACATGACGCTAATTGTAAAGTATTGTTTTCATTAATGTTCTGAATTAAAGAACGCATTGTTTGATTGCTTGTCGCTGATGCTGACAATCTTTTTGCTACCTTCATGCAGGTAATCATGCCTTGCGTATTTTCAAATAAACCGAGATCGACAAAATGCTTCATCATTTCTTCGACTTTTTGAGGTGTTGAACCTGTATTGCGAGCTATAACTCTAGCATCGTGTTTAAGTTCAAAGGTGATATTGTCTTTAGAAACTCTATTGACTATGAGTTCTATGCAATACCAATATAGACCGTAGCCTTCTAAACCATAGCTTAATAATACTTGCTGCAGTTTATCGTCTAGGTTGGCGTTAGAATCGTGCTTAAACCATTCCATGTGGACTCCAAAAACAAAAAGCCCTGGGTAGACCCCTCGTATCCTTCTTTAAGGGACACGTTGGAGGACACCGAGTAGGTGCAGGAGTCTATCCAAGGCTTACTCTAAATCGCCTCCAAGCGAATACAATACATGCTACCACAAAATGGCCAAAAAGTCAAGATAAATTTATTTTATGGCCTAATGTAAATTAATTTAAAAATAATTGCAAAAAAGTGTTGACATGTCCTTTTTCGGACGTATAATGGACACATCAACAACGCAAACGGAGATACAAAATGTTCGAAATTCTTGATAATAAAACAAACCAAGTAGTAGGTGTTTACGAAACCAGAACAGAAGCAAGAAGCATTGCAGATCAAAAAGATAAAGAATGTGGCCCATGTCGTTATTTTGTTCGCCCACAACGTTCAGAAGCAGAAATAGAAGAAGCAAGAAAAAGAGATGAAATTTATTTAGCAAACATAAGAAAAAAATATGAAGCAGAAAATAAAGTAGATATGAATGAATATTGGAAGCTATTTAATGCTGATAAACAACGCTTTTTAGATATGGGTTGCAGCGAAAAAACAGCACATGCACAAGCTTGCGGTCTTGCACAATACCGTGAAGACCGTGCTAAAGGCTTATCAACTGACTAGGAGGTAATATGAATACTACAGAAGAGATTATTCGCTTATTGAAAGAGCTAAACGAGGAACTCAAGAATGACAACGATGCATACGATAATCGCAAGAAAAAAGAAGTACAAACTGCAGCAACAACAGAGGAGAAAAAAGATAATTGATTTTTTAATTTATTTCGGTATGTATGCATTGGCCATATGTATTGTGTTTGTAATTGCAGCGCTGTTAGCTGATTTGTTTGGCTGGAAATAATCATGGATGAAGCTAAATTTTGGGATTGGTGCATAGACCATGGTTATCATAACGAAGACTGGGTCTTGGATAACCTGGCAGAATTACATGAAGAATGTGAGGAGAGTTTAGAGTGAGTCATCAACAATGGTATGAAACTGTAGCGAGAGAAGAAGAAATGCAAGAATCTAATAAATTAAAAAGCGTATCAGAGTACGCAAAACAAGTAGGTAAATCAGAACGTCAAATTAGACGATTATGTGTTGACAATAAATTGTTATCGTTTAAAATTGGTAACCAATGGGCCGTAATCGGACCACTTTTAAAAGGAGAAAAAAATGATTACTCAAGTCACAATTAATGGGCTTTCCCTTGAGGTCGATTATGAATTAGAAACCAGCCCAGTTTATTTTGGCGATTTAGAATCAGAGTATATTGAAATTGATATTAACAAGGTAACATGGCTTGGTAATGATGTACTTCCACTTATTTCTGCTCTTGAGGACCTTGAGGCTTTAAAATTGATATTGCGTGATCGTATGGAGGATAGAGAATGAAATTTAACGAACTACGAAAGATTAATGTAAATGAACACATTGAAAAGAAAAACGGTTTATCGTATCTCTCATGGGCTTGGGCCGTTGATACATTATTACAGAACGACCCTGCTGCAACCTGGTCTTATGACGAACCTAAAGCGTTTGGTAACACGCTAATGGTATTTTGCACGGTAGATGCATTTGGTAAAAAGATGACTGCTCAATTGCCAGTATTAGATTATCGCAATCAAGCTATTCAAGACCCTAATGCTATGGCAGTCAATACAGCAATGCAAAGATGTTTAGCAAAAGCAATTGCATTACATGGTATTGGTTTATATATTTATGCTGGGGAGGATATTCCTGTGGAGGATGCAGTAAAAAAGCCTGAATCGGTAACTCCTAACGCTGGTGCGCTAGATGGATTTACCAAAGATGATATTGATTTATTGCATAGTATGGCAGAAGAATTTACACATTTTGTGTCAGTCAATGATATGAATGTTGCTAAAGACTTGTGGGCATCACTTGATAACGAACAAAAGGCTGCAATTTGGTCTTTATTAGATAGTAAAACTCGTAGTACTTTTAAGAAAGGTTAAGCATGGCACAACAATACGAACAACGTGATAACTCTGGCTCATTATTTAAAAATGACCGCAAAGAAAATGAAAATCAACCAGGCTATACAGGTAAATGTATGGTAAACGGTAAGCCTATGCAAGTATCAGCATGGGTAAAGGAAGGCAAGAATGGTAAGTTCTTTAGCTTGTCATTCCGTGAACCTTGGCAAGCTGCTGGTGAACCTGATAAGGCCAATGGTTATGTGAAAGATAATCTGCCTTTGAATGAATACCCAGACGAGGAAATCCCTTTTTAAAAACATTTGCAACCCCAGCTACAGGTGGGTAAACAGTAGCAAAGCAGCATTAGGCTCCTAGCCTTCTTTTATAATGTGATGCTTCGTTGAAGTGTACGAGAACACTAGCCCTATGCTGCAACATAGGCACAATTTATGGGGCGAAAGCATACTTTTTTATCTTAAGACAATAAAATTGATATAACCAATCTCGTGTTAGTAGCCCCACCCTTTTAAGGATGGCAGTATCGGTAACGACTGCATACTATTTTGCCCCTCCAATAGTACGCGACATCCTTAACCCTTTTGAGGGGTAGCATTTATTAACTTTTATTAACGACAATGATAATTTTTTTAACCGCTACCTCTCAAATTTATGTGTCTATAGCTCAATGGATAGAGCAACGAGCTTCTACCTCGTAGGTTGCTAGTTCGAATCTAGCTAGGCACACCAAATATAGGAGATGATGATGACTGAAAGTATTTACACAAACCCACGCCTCTTGCAGATGACCGAAAACAATAAAGAAAACATCTGTAACGCAATTAAAGACGAATGGCTAGATGCAGATGCAATCGGTAAAATTATTGGCGTATCACGCTCTCGTGCAAGCGTCCTATGCAGGATTCTTGGCGAAGAAGGCTATGTGAAGTTTGAAGAAAAACAAATGGTCAAAGATGCACCTAATGGTCGCAGACGCAGATTCTACAGAGCTGTTAAGCCTTATGTGCAAAAAGAGATTATCTTAAAAGACCCCAAAGAAATGACTAGACCTGCTAAATACTATGGTCAAGGTGCTATGTTTAATCCTTGGGAACCTAAACTACCTGAAGGCACATTGAGAGAAGTGTCATTATTTAACGATAAAGATGCTGACTATTTCCATGCACCTTTAAAGAAACGTGGTGCAATTAGCATCGGTTCTACATTTAGCCTTTATGATGGAGCGACATTATGAGTTACTTACCAATTAAGCAGACAGTCGAAGCAGAAATAGCCTATAAACGCATGCTAGAGCGTGTAGAAGCGATTAAAAAGGAACTAGGTAGCAAATACCTATTGGCAAAAGAAAATGAGGTTAAACGCAATGGATAGATTTTGGACTGCATGTTTAGCATTTAGCTTTATTTGTGGCATGTTCGTAGCGCATATCATTGAGATGGGTCATGGCTGCACAATTACTGTGGAAAGAGGACGTGAAGCGCATGTATATATTGGGAGGGCAGAATGAAACCACATAAATGGGAAAAAGAAATAAAGCACTGGGCTGATGGCGGAGAGATTGAATGGAGATGGAAAGACCAATATAAAAAAGAGTGGAATGAATGGCAGTTATGCACAGAACCACATTTTTATTATTTTAACTACGAATTCCGCATTAAACCACAGTCTAAAGAGCCACAGTATTTGTATGCTTATTTTGATTATAAAAAATTAGCAATTAATTGGAGCATCACAGGTGGAAATACAGGTCAAGGCGATTACATAGGAAAAATTAAACTGGAGCAAGATGATGAATGACAAATACATAGAAAAGCTCGGCAGGTTGATTTGCAATACTTACGGCATCAAAGACCATGAGCCAGCTCGTGTAGGAAAGCTAATCAATACGACTTACCGATTGCTCGAAGATGAATATATGTATGAAATGAGAGAAATAGCCAACCAAGCTCAATGGGGCGATGAAACGTCAGAACGCAGGATGGATATTATAGGAAGCAACTCTAACGAAGGATTGCATTATGAAAATATGGATTGATGACGCATATACCGATATTATGTTGGCTGCAATGATTAAACGAGAAAAGAAAATGATTGAGTTCTTTCTAAATGAAAATGATTACATCAATGCTGATGATAGACTTGCAGATGAAGAACTAATACATGGGTTTAATATCTTGCTAAAATACTACGAGGTGCAAAGTGATATTGCTAACGTTCCTGAAATTACCCCACAAACGATTAAATATGGATGGGAGAATGAGGAAAGTTAGGCGCTTTTACAAAAATGAGCGTAAGATACAGGAATTATATAAATATCGTGGGTATAAACGATTATGAAATATGTTTTATTAGATGAAGAAGGCCAACCAATCAGGTACTTTAATTACCCAGCAGAGGGAACTGTGCCTGTGCCTGAAGAACCGCCATACAAGATTGATTGGTCAAATTATGAGGAATGCTTATTATGAATGAAGAATTAAAAACAGCTCTAGGTGATGCGTATGAGAAATTGCGACTTAAATATGATAATGTGAATAGACCCTCTCACTATCAAGGAAAAGTAGAGTGTATAGATGCTATTGAGAGCGCAGTAGAAGGATTGGAAGGGATAGAGGCAGTATGCACAGCGAATGTGATTAAATATGTCTATCGCTGGAAGAAAAAAAATGGCTTGGAAGATTTGCGTAAGGCATCCTGGTATTTGAACAAACTAATCAGTCTGCAAGAATCAGACAGAGAATTGAGTTAATGCTGCATGTGCCGTTAGATGAAAATATCTTGGACCATGTTAAATGGTTATGCAGGCATGTAAACTATGGTCAACGAGGTAATGCTGATGGTAGCCTTCGACAACAAATGATAGGGCTTGCTGGCCAATGCCATGTGATGGATATGATGGGGTTTGAGCTACCAAAGATTACGCATGAGCATGATGGTGGCATAGATATAAATCTAAATAACGTAAAGTTAGATGTTAAAACAATGGAGCGCAAAGTAGAACCTAAACCAAACTATGTGAATAATGTAATAGGTTTGCAATCCCACTTCAATACAGACGCATATATATTCTGCAGCCTAAATACAATAAATAAAGTTTTAACAATATGTGGCTGGATTAGTAAGCCAGAATTTTTAAAGCTGGCCACATTTACTCCCAAAGGCGAAAAGCGCTATAGGTCCGACAATACCTAGTTTGAAACCAAAGCAGACTTATATGAGCTAAAAAACAGCCTATTAAATCCAATAAATTCTATTAATGACCTAAAACAAATTGATAAAAAAATTTATTAAAATAATTGTTGACATGTCCGAATAAGGACGTATAATGGTTTCCATCGGTGATTTATATCCACTTGCTACCGATCAAAAAAACGCTAAAAGGAGAAGTAAAATGGCTTATGTATCAAACGAAACAAAACAAGTAGTTTTAGCAGCGCTTAAACCAGTATTTAAAAAGTACGGTATTAAAGCTACTGTATCTAAAGGCTCATATGCCTCAACCATTGCTGTAAATATTTCTGCTGGGGATATTGACTTTGGTAAAGATTATCAACAAGTAAACATCTATTGGATTGATGACCATTACGAAGGCGTGGCTAAAAACTTTTTAAATGAAGTATTAGACACAATCAAAAAAGCTGGTAAATGGTATGACCGTTCAGATTCTCAAACTGATTATTTTGACACAGCGTTTTACATTAATATTAATGTGGGCCGTTGGGATAAACCTTACAAGTACACTAAAAGCACAAAAGCATTAGATGATGTGCTTGAATTTAAAGCTTTACAAGAGCTTGGCAAATTACAATTAGTTTATGTGAAATAAGGAGAATAAAATGACTGCATTAAATTTATCATTATTGGGTGCTTTTGATCTTGTTAAATACTTTACACCATCTACAGACGTGGAAGATGCGCTTTACCAAGCATTAAAAGATGAAGAGTTTGACAAGCAAAAACTTGAAGAAGAAGTTTGCGATTTGTTGGATCAAGTTCGTGATCTTGAGAAAAAGCTTGAAGAGCTTGAAGATGATTACGAAGACAAGATTGACAAATTAAAAGATGAAAACTTTAGTCTTGAAGAAAAGATTAAAGAATTAAAAGAGGAGCTGAATGACAAAGACTAAATTTGAATACAAGGAGCCACCACTAACTGAAGAACATATTAAACATTTGGCGAAATTTGCTGGAACTGAATATGTGCCAGGTGAATATCAAAAATGGAATAAATTCGCACAGTTCAAATGGTGGCATAAAAAACAACAAGACAAAGGGGGATAACCCCCTTTTTTATTTGTTATCTTGTTTAGGGATTGCAGGGATGCCTAATACGCTTAATAAACTCATTTCGCCTGATTTAAGTTTCTTAACCATCTCGTCATATGGGATGCCAAGTTTTTCAGCTTTAGTTTTTAATTGGTCCATGAATGTATCAGCGATTGATTTTGATTCACCTTGGATGCCAGCGCCTGCAGTTTTAACACCAAATACATTGCCTTGTTTTTGAGCTAAATCACGATAGCCAGTCCATACGTTAGCACTAAAATCTCGTGGACTCATACCTGCTTCTTTAGCTTGTTTAGCCACAATCTCTTCAAGGTCTGAATATTGCTTACCAGCAGGGAATACACCTTTTTCTTGGCCTGTAAAAATATTTGCTGAAGGCTTCTCTGAAAGGTTGGCCCAATGTCTATCAAATACCATTGCGTTAGGATCGCCCAACAAAGCCTGTGCCATGCTGCGAACCTTTTCTTTTCTCAAGTCAGCAATACGACCTTCGCTTGCAGCCATCAAGTTACCTGCTCTACCAGTTTCCATAGGCATCATGTTGCCTGGAGTTTCAAAGGCTGCATTTTGTGGCATTCTAAATTCAGGTTGAATAATAGGCTCACCAGCAATATGCCTACGCATATATTCTGAAGCAATGCGAGCGTTTCTAGGAACGTCAGATACTGGTGAAGTTGCAGCTAAATAACCTGCTACATTTGGCAAATTTTCTGTGCCATAAATTTCTTCTAATGGTGTGCCATGTAGATCCCACCAGTTAACAGTTGGATGTTGAGCAAGATAATCAGTACCAACCTTATTTAATTCTGTAAGGCGTTGTGCATATTCTGGGCTGTTTACAAACTCATTCCAATTACCCACAGGGAATGACTCACCCTTACCAACATCATAACCAGCTAATTGACCAGTACGCTCACCAAACTTAACTGCTTTACGCAATTCGTTTGGAGCAAAGCGTTGAGATACATCTAGATAAGTTTTATTATCTTCTGGATTAAACCAAGTGCCAAAATAGTTCTCTGGGCTTTCTAATTGTTTAGCATTCATTTTAGCTTGATTAATTACATCAGCTTTATTTAGCATGCCTTCAATAACTGCATTGCGTGGATCTGTATTTTTGTACATACCCATCATTAATCCTTCTTCTGGGATTTGGCCAGTTGGAAGGTTTACAGAATAACCGCTATTTGCTTTTGTCATGTTGACAATCCGACCAGGAGTAGTAGTTGGATATCTACCTAATAATTCTTCTGCCATTGCTACATTTTTAGCTTTAGGAGCAGCATTTAAAAGCATGCCTGTTTTACCCATGTAATTCTCTGCCATCTCACCAGCCATAGGGGCCAATGATCTAGCACCAGCAGCTACAGGTTTAGCAGCCATGCCAGCTAGTGGAGCAATATCCATACCACCCATAGCAAGCTTTCTTAATTCTGCTGAAGCTGCTTTATTAATTTCATCATCGCTGCGGCCATAGGCTTCATTAAGGATGGCTTGAGCCATAGGATTACCTTTAACGCTAGATAATGTTTTAGCGCCACGATAAGCACCCAATACTGGGTTTACATTTGCCAATACATCGAAGGTTTCTACATTTCGTGGATTATTGCCAAAGTTCTTATAAAGCTCTTTGATAATTTCCCATTCGCTCTTATCTGCCATCATCTATCCCTATTTAAAACTTGCAGGTTGACCAAAGTTATTCATATTTGCGTAATTTACAGCTTGCTTCACAATGTCAGATTTAGACATATTAGGATTGCACATACCTAGCGCCAATCCTGCAGCATCTTGCGTTAAATTATCTCTTGCATTCTTGCCACTATTCCACATATTTTGATATAGGGCAGCATTATCCATAGCTCTATAGTAATCAGCAGGCGCACGTTGACCCCAGTCAGCAGCACCAGCAAATTCTGCGGCAGTATCTCTAGGTGATCCTACCTGCCTAAAAGTGCCAATTGCACCTTGGCCATTTTGATCGCCAAAGGCATATTTATCTAACATAGATGGCATTTCGTTGTTGTACCATGACTCATGTTGACGAAATGATGGTCTGCCATAATCCATCAAAGCTTTAGCAAGCTTGCTTAAATCTGCCATATATGCCCCTTAAACATCATTTTTAAGCGCCATAGCGCATTTTCTTTTTAATTCAATACTAGCGTTCCAACTGAAGAATATAATCGCCTAATTTGCGTGTATTTTCTTCGTCTAAACACACACCGCCATTAACCTTTTGTATCTTGAGGGTCGGTTTGGGGACTGACGGCTTCTTGATGGTACACATGCAACTCGTTAAAGTGATGGTCAAACCAATCAGCAGGAGCTTCC